CCATCTGTAAACCCTGTACCGAAGGTATCATTGTAGATACCGATAGGCAAGGTTCACCGTCGATTAAGTTTTTAAAAGCAAAAAGCAACTCTCGGAATTTAGGTAATACCTGGCCTAGAAGAATTACAGTAACACCCCAGGCGTTTGGGTTTTCTCGAACTAAGATTGGGAAACGATCACCTATGGACATGAATCGTGAACGTTTCAAGTTGGTTTCTACATCCCAAGCTGCTGGTTTGAACGGTTTAAAACCTAGACCAATGAAATCAGCAACTACCTCTTCCAGATCATCCGAACTGCGTATGGTTAAGTCTATACCATTCAATGAATAATCATTGATTGAATTTGAAAGCTGCTTGATTAACTCCTCTGCAGCCTTCTTTACCTCCCCTTTATTAGAGAAGGTGCGTGCCTCTAGTTGCGTTTCCATTTTCGTCATATGTTTAAACTTGTCTAATGAGGTGCCTTTAGCCAACAGAACAATCCTAGTATCGTCATGTTTTAAGACTTTGGGACTAGTTGATTGTCCTAAAAACTCTACATAAGGTTTAGATTTACCTAACACAGATTTACTATAGGTAACCAGAAACCAATCGTATTGTTGGCTAAGCCTAAACCACATTTTGTTTGCTTCAGGAGATTGAATCTCACCTGACATTAGAGTAACACCGGAGTTGAGAAGGAACTTGTACATTTCAGTAGCTAGTCCCTTTCCAGCATAGTCTGGATTAACAATAGAGTGTGGAATCTTTACTGTTTTCCAGTAGGTATTCTCTAAATGCATTATTGAAGCAACCTTACCTTTATCCAATAAAGCATAGGACGGTACAGACGGTATACCGTATTTAACTAAGGTATAACCTTTGATTTTTCCGAGAGTATCTTCGGAACCATCAATTTCTTCCTGCGCGTCCTTAATAGCAGTTTGAATAAACTTAGGCTGCACTTTATGGTTTATGCGTAATGCTTCTAAGGTAATACCCATAATAGAACCTTAGGTAGATTCTTCAGGATAGAACGGTGAAGGCTCAACCGTAGACTCCACGAAAACAGTACAACGCATTATACGTTCAGTTTGATAATTAAAGGCTTGAATACCTATTTCATATAAACCGATCGTACCTCCAGTTAGGAAAACCTGGATAGCTTCTTCATGCTTGTAAAGGTCAATGCGACGGGCTTCTAAGTCCTCAAAAGTTAGACGATCAAACCTATTTCCAAAAGGATCCCCTCCGATTGGTTTAAACACCAATTCAATCCGATAATAATCGGAAGGATTAAGGCCTTTACAATCTGCACTGACGGCAACTCTCCAAGGTTTCTTATCGGAACCAAAATCCTTGGTAGTGTTGATGCCTTCAGAGATTTTGATAGGACCGTCAGCATTAAAGAGACACACGCCTAATTCCAAGCTGCAATCAGAAACGCAAGTCCAGCCATTGGCGGGAACACCGGGTATTATAGATCCGATAGCAGGCGCTTGGTTATAACGCAATTCAAAGTAGGGCTGGACCTGAGGATTTGCAGGAAATACCAGATCGCATTGTCTTACCGGAGCCGCCATTTACAAACCTCACTGAGCAAAAATTTCTACAATAGAAGTCATTAGTTGACCTGTCTGAATATTTTCAGATTCCAAACCAATACGGTAACGGCCTCTATTAGTGCCCATATCCAGAATGAATTGTGCTACTTGGCTAGATTTATCAAACTGAGCAGGCCACATTTCATATTTGAATCCGTCGTAGGTTAGAACTCGACCATTACCTAACTGAGGTTCACCCTCTACAGCAGATATGCGCAATCGCACCTTATAGTGTTCGGTAATGGGTAGGTTTGTAAAGACCGCAGCAGATAGAACTACTTGCCAACCTTTCTTGTTGGGCCCGAAACGATCCAATACAACTACGCCTAGAGGATTTAAGTCAGGCATGGTAGTTTCGTCTGTGTACCGAACTGAAACGCCCAATTCAAGAGTAGCATCACTGCATACTATGAATTTACCATTGGGAACACCGATTAAAAGATTAGTACCATCAGTGGCTACAGCATTAACGTCTGTGTCAACCTTTGGAACGAAGTACGGTAAGACGTTTGGGTTCTTGGGTATGACCAAGTCGGTATCGTCTCCTGAGGTGCTTTCAAGCTCAAGCATAGATCCGAATTGAGACTGTGAATCGCCGCCTTCGCCACTAATGCTGTCATCGTTGGTTTCAACAGAAAAACCAGTAAGGTTAACGTCATTGTTGTCTCCTGACGTGGAGGAATCCATAGGCTGTTCGGATTCTTGTTCGATAGGTTGGGTTGGTTGTTCGGGGGTTTCAGTAGGTTGATTAATCGGATCGGTACCTGACGTTTCTAAGGTATCGCTCATTCATTTACTCCTTATAGTATTGCTATAAAATTAGCGGCGTGCCTACAAGTAGCTAAGCCGCTAATTCCGTTAACCTTGACCGTACAGGTTAGTGAGGGTTTCAGTGAAGGAAACACCAACCTTGGAAATCACAAAGTCTATCTGTAGTTCATGAACCGGTAGGATCGGGATAATCACCACAGTACAACGTAGGATACCAGAGTTGACATAAGCTGCCGGGTTATTTGAATCATCGCAAACAACAGAATACGATGAGATACCACGGGCAATCTTTACAGTTTCCAGATACTCAGAGAATGTACCTTGTAATTGTCTTCGGGTAAATTCATCGTTCGGTTGTTGTAGAATATATAGACCAAACTTATATAGCGAGGTCTTCATTACGTTAACAATCCGACGAACCGAAAGCCATGACAAGGCAGATTTCTTAGCCTGTAGGGTTTGTTGTTCCCAAAGAGAGATACCCTGACCGATGAAGTTTCGAGTGTAGTTGACCTGTGCATTAAACATCAGGTTCATTTCACCTTCTTCAAAGATGTATCGGGTCTTTAGTACAGGAACAATACCACGGTTCAAGCCTGCAATACTGAAGGAAGCATTAGCTACCCGATCAGTACGCGCACATAGAGCAGCAGCCCAGCCCGAGAACGGCACATATAGCTGCTTACCGTTGATGTTGTCAGCCTCCAGAAGGTCTGGGTTGAACAATGCTGAGTAACTTGAGTTCAAATTCAACTCAATATTACGGTAGTTAACTGCGTCTTGTGCTCGCTGTTTGGCAGAAGGAACGTCTAGAAGCGCAACTGCATCTTGACGTTTTTGAACCACCTGGTCCATTGTTTGCTGAACATTCGGATTAGCTACACCGGAGTTGATCAGCAAGTTAACGGTGATGGTTTCTCTATTACCAAACGAATTCCAGGCATTAGCAATATCAAAAGGAGTTGGTGCTGAACCAGACCAACCATTGTTCATTACTACTTTCTCCGTAGTGCCTACTTCTGGAGTATTAAGTAGTGCAGGAACATTCGAGGTTACTTGGATGAACTGCGAATACGGATTAATACGTTCTGTTAGTTCAGTGCTTACCCCGTCGTCATCAGTTCCCTCTAGCAGAGTGCAGGGGAATGATTCACGAGGAGTAAACATTGAATACGTATAGTCGTAAACGTTTACTAGGAAAATTGGGCTAGGTGGGTTAACATCTGCTGGATCAGTGATCGGCTTTTGAGTTTGATCAGGTACTAAACCACCAGTATCCGTAAACTCAGAAGTACCTTGGCCGATTTCTGTTAGGAGACCAATGTCTGCCGTTGCGCCACGACCATAAAGACGATACGCGATAGCATTCGGAACTAGATCCCAGGCCAACGTAATAGAATTAGTTGTACCACCACCAGAAGCAATCACAACCGTTTGGACAGCAGAGGCTAAGGTTTCACCGGTGCTCGAAACCGCAGAAATCTGATAATTGTAGGTACCTTCAGATAGTTGACCACCAGTAGAACTTGAGGTAGCCGTAAAATTGGAAGGTACTTTAACTTCAGTACTTTGAATTTCGATAGCAACAGGCGAATCACCATCTTCGTTAGCATATCCACCGGGACCCTTGTTCGGATAGAACATTGCGATAGGAGTAGCCCCTGTTGGAACCATGTTTGGCCAAGGAGGTACTTCTGGATTAGGTACGTCAGCTAAGCCCACTGCTAGTTTGGTAACACCACCATCGTCATAAAGCATGACGTTAGAATACTTTGCGCCAACGCCAACAACACGGCGTCCCCACATTGCGTTCCCTTCCTTAAAGAAATCCAGGGCGCAATAAACGCTAAAGGAAATCTTGGCGTTGGGATTACCAAATTCAGTTAGAATTGATTGACCGGTTGGGTAGAAATTCATAGAAGTCCTACCACGGTCTGACACGAATACAACTCCGCCTACACTAGAACTTGCTGAGGTAACCACCTCAGACATATCAAATTCCTGTAGGTAAACGTCGGAGTGTCTATTTTGTAAAATACTCATTCAAGCCCCCTACTCAGAATCTGATTCTAAATCATCACTCGAAGGTTGGTCGGAATCATCAACAAGCCAACCATGCTTATGAGGTTGATTTTCAAATACAACTAGAACACCAGCGTTCATTACATTCCAGTTGTTATCCACAGTAGTGCCTGGTTCGACGTTTACTCTGGAAAGCCCTTGAATGAAGACCGAAGTCTTCTCGCCTGACGGCGTTATTAATGTCGGGTTCTGCATAACACGAGTAGTGTTAGCAATCACCGTGACCACACGTTTCTTTGCCATTTAAGACTCCGGAAAAGGAATTGTAACTGCGCTAGTACCTAAGACTTCATCAATTGAAACTTGATTGACTATGCCTGTAGAACCTAGGATTGGTTCACTAATGAATCCGTGCAATGTAAGGGTGGCTTGGCATTCGTACTCTGCCGTAGTTTCTGTTTTATTTTCCATCGTAGGAGTTGGGACAGATTCATTCATTTCCAAACCAACGCGAAGGTTCAAATCACCGTACTTGACATTAAATTTTAACCCACCTTGGCGTCTAACAAACAACCAGCGCCGTTGAAATTCAAGTGCTGACCTTTGCCGTGTCCCCATTAAGCTATTGGTAACGTAAGCCACTTCAAATTCAAACAAAGCAGGTAGGATACGCACCCTATAGAACTGTTGCCCGTCACTATGGATAACAACTGGTACACCACGCCTGGCTAAGGTTTGGGTATGAAAAGAAGTCGTATCATGCGCAAGGCTAGTTAAGCTTAGGTACGCGTAAGGATACCTAACACTCTTACCGGCTAACAGTTTCTCTATGGTACGAATACGGTCTATGGAATTGCCATAGGCTACCATACACTGGAACCGCTTAGAGAAATATTCTGCAACGCCTTTGAGCATGTATTCTTCAAGCGGTTGCAAGGCTTCTGACATATCAAAGTCCACAAATGAAAATGGCCCAAGCAGTAGCCTTGTGTTTAGCTACCAACTTGGGCCACTAGAGGCTACTACCGCTTACTTTTGTTGAGCGCTGAGGCTTGCAAGGAGTTTGGCAAAACTAGGAGCAGCTTTGGTTTTCTTGGCTTGTACCTTCTTGCCAGCAACCTTACGAGCTCGCACTCTAGCTTCAACTTCTTCCTCTTCTTCCTCTTCCTCTTCTTCGTCAGCTTCTTCCTCTTCGTCCTCGTCGTGCTCTTCTTCGGACTCTAGTTCCTCTTCAGCATCCTCGAGTTCGTCTTCTTCCAGTTCACCTTCGAGTTCTTCCTCTTCGTCAGCAGCCTTTAGACGAGCTTTAGCTTTCAAAGTTTTAACCTTAGCAGCCTTTGCCTTCAGAGCTTTGGCTTTCAGAGCCTTAGCTTCAGGAGTATTCTCAAAAGCAGCGCGAAGGTTCTTCTCTAGGGTGATAATGGTAGCTTCTACGTCAGGTTCCTTCATTGCAGCAGCAAAGCATTTAGCAGCAGCAACATGGTCACCATTCTGGTAGTGGGCAGCAGCAAGAAGCATACCGTCCAGGGCGCGCAGGTGTCGTTTCATCGTTAATCCTTTATAGAGTTTCAGTTAGGTAAAGCTGGGAATTTAATTCCCAGCCCTTACTAACGATGATTAAGCCCGAATGCCTTTCGCTACAGCTCTGGGGTTAGCCAGCGTCATAGCGAAGGATTCCCAAACAACCCAACCGCGACCAGGAACCTTCTCAACTTCGATGCCGACTGGAGCGGATTGTAGACCACCGCGATCCGAGTAAGCACCTAGGTTCAGAGGATCGGCGAATACAAAGAATTCACCTTGGTTCAGAACCTTATGCTCTGGGTGACGATAAGCGTCGGTAACTAGAGTAGCACCCCACAGTACACCGAGTTCGCCAGTTAGCAGTAGTTCGTGACGAGCCACTGGGTCAATAGCGTTTTGCATTTCGGTGTTGCCGATGATATCCTGTAGCAGGTCAGAAGCCATCAGCACGTAAGGAGTCTTTAGACCCCAGCGGTTAACCTTGGTCAGAACACGAGCAAAGGTGTAGGGAGTTAGCTGTGAGCTAATAACCGACAGTTCGTTGTCCAGGTTAACAACAGCGTTTGAAGCCATGTACAGCAGACGGTCTTCAGCAACCATCAGGGATTCTTGAGCTTCAACAAACTTTTCTTCCAGAACATCGTTGTTCGATTGGTTGATTTCGTTTTCAGGAACGAAAGGACGAGCAACGATTTGGAATTCCGGAGGAGTAAACCAACGGTCTAGAGCGATTTGAGCGTCGATTTGGGTCGGGCTGGTTGAGTAAACAGCAGTGACATTCTTCGAAGCCATCTTGAAGCGAGGAATCGAGCCTTGGTCAACAGTGTTCTTGGTAAGGAACTTACGCAGGAAACCTTGACGGTTAGCAGTGATATACAGTGCTTCAGCCATCTTCTCGCCTAGAACGCGATAGCTACGGCTGTCATTAAAAGCAGCAGTCAGTAGTTCACGGTTACGAGCCTTGAAGTCTTGGGCGGCAGCCAGGGTACCGTCTTGAACGATTTGGCCTTGGCTAGCAGCTTGCAGAAGCTTGGCGTTTTGGCGCCACAGGTCAGCCTTACTTGAAGCGTTAACTTCACCATTGCGGCCGATTAGGCGTTCAGCACCCTTTTCCGTACGGAACTCAGTAGCTGCTTGAACGGGGGTACGCGCCGCCTTAACAGGAATGCGTTTTGCCATTTAAATTCTCCTTGATTCTTAGTTAGGGCGGATTAACGGAATTCAATGCCCAGGTAGGGGATATCGCTAGAGGGCAGTTCAACAACCCAACCGTCGATCGCGGCACCAGTGCCCTTATCGCAAGTAATGTAACCACCAGCAGCAGTTTCAATTGCCTTGCAAGCTGACCAGTCAGCAGCAGCGTCAAACTGCGAGGTGTAGACAATACCACGAGTAACTAGACCGACTTGACCTAGCTGATCACCTGAGTAACCACCTGGTTGAATGTCACCGTAAGTACCACGCTGCTCTAGGGCAGACATGACAAACTTATAAGTAATGGTAACGTCAACGCCAGGAGGCAGACCGGAAACCTTGTCGTCAACAACAGTTACGGCGCCAGTAACCGGGATAGCAACACCGTCAGTGTTATTATAGATAAACACGTCTTGGGCTGACTTCGGGATACGGGACAGCGTAACGATACCGGGTGCGGGAACCAGGTATTCTTCAATTTTGTTTTGCTCATCTTCGCGGAAAGGATAAGCACTGGTTTGTACCATGGTGAAACCAACGAAGATTTCGTTAGCTTTAACACCAGTTGAAGGTGCAACGCCTTGCGAAGTAGCGCCTAGCATACGTACAGCGGCTTGACCTTGTGCAGTGAAGACAGCACCTGGGGCAATTACTGCCTCGTGGGACAGAGTCGCTCTCGTTTTAGGAAAGTAAATCATAAATTTCTCCTGATTTAGAAGTGGGGGCGACCAGCCCCGACTCTATAAAATTTAGAACTGTGAAATTACATGCCGAAAGTTAGCGGGGCGGCACCAGATAGAATAGCGTGGGCTTCTAAGCTAGTACCTTGAGCGCGACCATATCCACCGCTAACACGAGTATTGCCAGGTTGTGCTAGACTAGCAGTAATGGAAGCAGGTAAGAATTGCTCAACTTCGTCAAAATCGGTTTCTTCATCGAAACCTTCGGCATCAGCATGCAGGTCAGGTGCGTCACCGATTTCCTCGTCTTCGACTTCCGATTCAACAAAGTCGCCTGAGTCATCAATCAGATCCAGGGCGGCAGCAAACTGCGTACGAGTTGCCTCAGGCATCGCCGCTAGTTTTGAAGCTAGAGTAACGATAGACTTGGCATAGCTGATACCATGGGTAGCGAAAGCGGCATTAACTACCTTAGTAGCATTGCGAATACCACATTGCTGTAGATTGGCAATCAGGCTAGCAGCTAGTTCGTTAGGTTGGTCTTTGAAGTACCGACGGTTAATACCAACAGAAGCAATGGCTAGGCATTGTTCCATTGATTTATCCTTGGCAGCAGCAACTTGGCGAACAGCAGCCGTAGTCTTTTGGACACGGGCGTCTACACGCTTATTGATAACATTGGACTTAGCAACGTTAATGGTCGAAAGAACAAAACCCATAGACTTCAGACCAGCGCGAATACCAGCACGTTGCATGGTAGCTGCGGTAACGTCTTGGAAGTTATCCGACATATAAACGTCTTCACACTTAGCCTTCATGGCCTGCTTGCGACCCATCGAGGCAATAACGCGACTACCCTTCAGGACTAGCAGACGGCTACCTACCGAGGCAAACACGCAAGATTCAACTTCGGTATCATCGGTTTCATCTAGATCGAGAATGCTAAACGTACCTTCTGCTTCGTCTACTGGAGCTTCGGCAACCATTTCGTCGCCTTCGTCAGAAGCTAATTCACCTTCGCCGACCGGGCCGCCTGCAGGCAAATCAAATTCGTTTTCATCCTCGTCCCAGTCGCCATCGGTGTCACCAAGATCGAATTCTTCATCTTCGGCTTCTGGCTCATCGTCATCTTCAAAGTCTTCAGTAGCGGCTTCAAGAAAGTTCTCGACGTTATCTACCGATTCCATTTCGCCTTCTGAGGGTGCGTTAGGATCGTTTTCGACAACATCAACTTCAGCAGGCGAATAAGCAATTTCTGCTTCTTCAGCTTCTGTCATGTCAGGAGCGTTAGGATCTTCTTCACCTAGGTTAGCTTCTACCAGAGGACCAGCAGCAGCACCGGTGGGCAGTAGCTCAACTTTAGGTTCGTCGTCTTCCAGATAACCTTCGGCAGGATTAATATCGTTGTCGATGGTTGAAACATTAATCGAATCGTTGGGAAGATCGTCATCTACAGCAGCTTGGATATTCCAACGAGGTTTCGGTTTGTTTTCCCCGGGTTCAGTCTTAGTGTAAGTTGAGCCAGGTTCCTGTTTGTCAAGGTATTTTAGATCGCCTGGTTCGTAAGCATTGTCTACGCCGAACTCTGGCAGGTCTTGAGCTTCCAGAGGGCCGTTATCGTAGTGCAGGCTTACCGAATCAGAAGCAGCCGCGACCTTGAACTTTCGCTTTGCTACTCCGGCGATTACTCGCGTCTTAGCCATTTATTTCTCCTAGCTAGTCAAAATGGACAGAAGTCCTGATATTAAATTGTGAACTGTTAATAGGGACTACTGTATTTATCAATTCCAGTATGTATGGTATCTGACAAGGCCACAGGCCACGCGGGTTCAGCAACGACACTGAATTCACACCCAACAATGTCATGAGCATTTAGGAATGCCAAATGTTGGTTACCTTCATAATCCCGAACAACGTTCCATTGAATCTGTGCCAAAGGATCCAAGTGCTGGCAACACTGACGTTCCGTGAATGGGCAGCCGCAATATGAACAAGTGAACGAACCTGCATCAGCACCCATTGAATAGGTATTGATTCGTTTATCAATCACATCTTGGACAACATCAGTATATTTGGTTTTATCCAAAGCTACCAAAGCCATTACTTTCCAGAGCTTACCATTACCGAAGCCGTTGATTTTATGCAGGGACGTATCAAGTACTGCGCCTAATGCCTTTGTACAATCTTTATTATCATGCTCAAGGTGCATGGGTACCCCAGCCCAGCTTTTGTAAACCATTCGGCTTACAGGCGGTGGCTGAAACTTAGTTAGTTCAGCCAGAGGAAAGCCAATACCATTTCGGTTTGGTATATCAGACGGACACAGAGGGGTAGTGACAAACACATAGTCCTCGATGTTAGGACTAATATGGTATGTCTTTGCTGCAAATGGGAGCCAAACTCTAGCGTCTAATTCAAACTCACCTTTGGCTTCTTTTAAACCTTCTCGACCTTCTGCGGTATCACCATCGAACATCATTAAAGGCTGTTCGGTATAGGACGTAATTCTCATTATTACCTCGAATAAAAATATACGTCGCCTGCTGCGGTGAATTCTACTCGAACCGCGGTAAACGCAGGTGCTGAACATTCCTCTATAGTATTTGGTGCAGGCGTTTGATCATTACCCCAAGCAACCTTTGATTGAACATCAGCATCTGGATTACATGCAAAACTAGGGTGTTGCAACGTATATTTTAAATTGCAAGCTGCGACAGCCATAACGCAGAAAACGTTCTCACCTTTTACTGCAATCTGGGAAATATCAACAAAAACAATCTCACCAGCTTTACCAGTAATTCCTGTCCAGGAACCAGCCAAGGGATAACTTTCAGCCCCGATACCAAAAGGTAATGAATTGCGCCAACCGGCACTACGAGAACCCATTAGATGTGCCATCTTTATTAATCCTTTAATTTATTGAATCTGCGTAAATCTTGGGTTGAAATTCAACCACCATTGGTTTAGCATCCAGGTAAGCATTCATATCTCGGACAATGTCTGGATTAAATTCTTCAAATTTACCCAAGGTAACATGTGCGTTGTAGTCTGGGAAGGAATGACTGAAGCCTTGGGAAACTAATTGGTTGTGAAGTTTTTCTATATCAGGACTATACAACCGTAGAACCAATATGGAGCGCCCTTTATGGTCTTCCCAACATTCAACATTAGTACCTAAGGCAGATAGTTGCACCGGGTCCTCAGGTAAAACAGGATCATCAGGTAGAGGTCCAGTATGGTATATCAAGGTAGTATGTAACCCAGTAGTATTTTCGTATTTTAGCTCTGGTGTTCTAAACCTACGTTTGAATTCAGACAAAGTGGCGTATCCATCTTCATTTGGATCCAACCAAGCATAGAATCCATCTTCTATCTGTTTTAAAACAGGATATAGAATCTTTGCTTCTACACGCATTTCTCATCCTTGTTAAAGGTGCCGGGAATTTCCCGGCACCGGTACTCAAGTTTCCAACAAACCTGTGTCGCGGACTTGATTAGACTTCAGACGTTTAATATCACGTAGAAGTTCCTTTAGGTTGGTAATGGTGATTCCAGCCTGTTGGATCTTCTTAACCATTTGTGCAAGTTTGACCTTTGTTAAGGCATAGTAGCACATTGATGGTTCCGATTTAGCCCACCGCACACCAGGTGCTCTGATCTTGATTGCTTGCAAGGTACCCAACTGACCCCTAATAGGTAACGCGATATAAGCAGTACCGTCTTCGAGAATCGGATAAGGTTTGATTATCTTGGCATCATTAGATGGCTTGTGTTCAATCCGATAGAAATTTCGTAGTTCGGTACGATTAGCTAACCGGAAGGTTAATAAGCCTTTACTAATTTTGCCAGACTTCATCAATTCATGCATAGCCATGAAGGCTTCCATTTCGGAAGTCATCTGGGGATCAGGCACGAAACCAGCCTCGTTCCAAAGAGTAATTTGCTTATAAAGCTGCGGTGCTCTTTGAATTTCAGCATAGTAGTAAGGTTCCACAGGGCGGAAACCACACGCTTCAAGAGCCCGAGAAACAACGGCTGCATCATCAACAGTAGAATCGTAAGACAGACCAACGAAACCGTTGGTAACCGTCACAGATAGATACGCATTTAACGCCTGTTGTTCTGCTTGTTTCTTGGCTTCTTCCTCTGCCTTGCGTTGTTCTGCTTGTTTCTTACCCCGGTTGGTCGTCCGCATAGTAGCCGGAGGAACTAGAACAGGTTCAGAAACAGGCATTTCACCTTGGGCTTTCATGATCTGCCGACGAATGTCCTCACCAGAGGTTAATTCTCGGTTAATCACGAATACAGCAGCAAACGGGATGTAGGTTTGAGAACCATCATCATATTTGATTAAGGCTTTTCCTTCTGCAAAGTTCATAGAACCGATGATACCTTCACCGAATTCTGTATGAACAGGAGCATTCTTCAGGAATGCCGCAATCTCTTTCTTGCCGTCTGCACTGGAAAGTTCTGCTTCCTCGTTATAGTTATCCGAATCATTAGCCATGTCTTGGCTGATTTCATCGGAACGAATGTACAGATCTAATCGAACGAGACCTAATTCCCGTTGATTATAAACTTCCAAGCCTGGAGTGTAAGGTGTAAACCGCATCAACTTCGCATCAGCAGGTGGAGGTGCTTCTTTGATAGGAATTTTGAAATTCTTACCGTACTTGCGTTCAAAATCCTCCCTATAGGCTGCGTAGTCAGCTTCCGTAATTTCCTGGAATTTCTGATACGCCTTGGCATATTCCAATAGGTTGTCATTCCAGGAATTCAACCCAATGATATTTTCCAAGGACATCTTGATCACAGGAAGATCAGGAATTTCTTCGTACTCAGGATTATCCGCGTTTTCAAACTTGGCGACAGCAATGATCTTAGAGATCAATCTGGAAGCTTTAGCAATGTCGATAGTTTGATCAGCCAGAATCGTATCGTAATAGATAGTGTCGCGTTCCTCGTCAACCTTTAGGTTAGGACGATTCAATCGAGCATTACCTTGTTCTAAAGCACCAGGTACCCAAGGATACGAAAGACGAATCAGCCTAGAGCAGAACTGCAGGTTCAAGCCGGTATTGATTGAATCTTCTACACCCACCATCCACAGGATAGAAGGATCGGATTCAAACCTAGCCTGTGCTTCAATCTTGTCGGATGCTTTGTACAAGAAACCCGAAGCCTGAAGATCAGGGGCTATTGCTTCATAAACTTCATCAGCCGTTTCGTTGTAAGAAGCAAAGATTAGAATCTTACCCTTAGCACCGATGCGGATATGTTCACGAATACGTTCTTCAACGGCTGCAATCTTGGGACTCTTACGATCAGCACCTTTAAGCTCTAATTTGCCCAATGGGTCCCGAGCAGGTGCATTGACGAACCGATCCAAACGTTGCAAGTAAGGTCTTAAGAGTTCTTCAATAGAAGTACCTTCTGCCTCGTCATCCGTTTCCTCTTCTGCGTCTTGAAGCTCAGCAATCTTTGCCATTAACTCCTTATTGGAGCGGATTTGTTCTTCTGCTTCAGAAAGGATTAGGTTGTAAACTCGTTTCTGTTCAGGCGTCAGTGAAACAGGAATCATTACCTCTTCTTTGGGAGGAAGTAATGCGGCCCATTCTTTTCGTTTCGCACCAGCAACCACCACGTTTTCTTTGATCAAACGGGCAATTTCTTGCTGGGCACCAGGCTTCCATTCAACCACACGGTTGCCTTTAACACCATCCTCAGCAGCAAACCTTTCGTTGAACTCCTCTCTAGTTCCGAATACCGTGGGATCCATAATTGCGATCTGCATTGCAAGGTCAGACGGCGAATCATAAGCCATAGTACCCGAAGCCAAACGCTTTTTAGGAATATCAGCAACCAAATTCATTACTGAACGAGTACGCTGAGAATCCTTACGCAGGTAATGGGCTTCATCCAGAAGTACATACTGGAATGAGATTTGCTTTAGCATTTCAGCAATGGGATATACCGCAACTGCTGTAGTACCATAGCATACCGATACTGCGTGAAGTTTCAATACGTTGTAGTCAAAGATCACAACGGTATTGCGTGGTGCCGTAGCCATCATTTGGGTTAGACGTTCGATACCATTCTTACGAACCACATAGGTTGTAACAGGAATGACGTTTAAGCGACCCTTGGTAAAGAAAACAAGTTCCTTTACGTACTGTGCCACCAAATGACCTGGGCATCCAATTAGGTATGGTGCGCTTCTACCTTTTGAAAATTCCTGTAAGATGTCGGTAATAGCCAACATTGATTTGCCACCACCAGCATCGACTGGTAGAATAGCAAAATTCGGGCTATCGCTCATCAGGTTAGCAATTTTCTGTTGGTGTGGTAGCCGAATAACTACGTCACCGTCAATCAGAGGTAAAGCAGGTGCTTCCCAATCTTCTTTGATTTTTTGATTAAGTGCAGCACTCCTAAGCTCTGCGTCCTGCCCCTCGATTTTGTAGAATTCGTGGGCATAGTGATACATCATCAGAAGCCAAGCAACGTTTGCGGTAACGAAAGCTACCGAGTATTTCACATAAACGTTGTCTAGACGTTCCAGAACAGCTTGACCTGCAGAATGTAGGTACCGACCGATCGGGCGGAACGGCGCAAAATCAGAATTGTAGGCTAAATCAAACCAGGTAACATCCTTATTCTCAGTGAATCTAAGGAACAATTCCCGAGCACCAGCATAGTATTCCTCAGGATTGTCTGAGCTTAGGTATTGTTGAACTAAACCTTTGGCAGTGTCGTTCAGCCATACCTGAGAACCTTCCCGAAGTACCCAGTTGTCAGCATCCTTTAGGTGTAGCCTAGGTGGAATGCCGCCAGCTTCTGCGATACGAATAAGGTTACGGAGGATTTTGAAGTCAACAGGTTTCTTCAGCCAATTCTTAATGTGGGTAGAATTAGCAGCCATATTACGGCTGACATCCATTACCGTCATCAAACCAGCGACGTTGGTATACGAGAATTTGCAGTTCACCCAATCCATCAGAACAGGAATGTTCGATGGTAGGTTACTGCTGTAGGTCATATCCTTCTCGTCTACAAGACGGAAAACACCAGAATCATCCTTTACACCAGCCTGTCCGAATAGGTCTTCATACCTCTGAGTTTGATCCAGATGGATGGGGAGGTATATAGGACGACCTTTAGGATCAGTACTGATACCGTCTGCGTTTGCCTTCAGTGTAACTCTGCTAATATCAGTAGGCAAAGTCTTCGCAATGGTTGAAATAGCAAATGCAGATTTCGGAGGCTTAATCTTCTTGTATGCACCGTAATAGTTTACTGCCCATGATTGAAGAACCACGTACAGGTCTTGAGGGCGAATTAGATTCCAAGAAGTATTGGTAATGTATTCAGCTTCAGCTTTGGTGATTAGAAACTTTAGAAAAATTACACCGCCGTTTGAACGCTGTACAAAACGAGTACCCAGGAAAGATTGCTGTAAAGCCTGTTTTGCTGGTGCTGGAATGTTTGCGCCAGCCGCAGCAATAGCATTCTCAGGTTTGAGAATGCCGTAAGAAATCTGCACAGTAGGCCAAGCTGCGGTTTGTTCGCCTGGTTCATTAGAAGGTGCTTCTTCGTCTATCAAACCAGGAACTACGTCCTCTAGATCAGTATCTTCTGGTTCTTCTGTGTCCATTACATCTTTGGCTTTCTTGGTAGGCGAAAATTTGCCTAGCATACGAGCCAAGTCCTCAGGACTGGAATATACCACCAAAGGTAGTTGAACTACAAAATCAGATTCATTCTTTTGAACCTGAAGCATACCAACAACGTTGGATACCTGGAGTGTAGAAATTGCCAAGTTACGGGCTCTAGCAGACTTACCAAAGCTCGAATCTCCAAGTTGTTGAGGATACAAGTGGGATAGAGCTAACCGTAAGAATAACTGAGGGTTGATTCGAGGGGAATTTAGATAAATTCCCATGAACCCTGATTTAAGTTGGGTTTTATCCAACTTGAAGTCAGGATCTAACTTTAGTTTTGATTTCTCTTTTAGTTTATTCATTTCAGATTAGGTGCGTGACAGAGTTAAGAGGTCGGTAAGCTCTAAGTACCGCTAAGTATAGGTTTCGCATTACAAACCTTTCCAATTCCTCTGTGGTAGGAGTTAGCTTGCCAGGTATGACAGGAAAGATTGGAACTGTAATGCGATAACCATAATGCCAACGTTGATTCAGATTTGCACCCTCGTTGGCAACAAAGAATTCAAGATTTCTAGATAGATCCCGTTTCCAATAAGCAGGATACTTTTTATTCGAACCTTGCCTAATGCCCATAGCATAAATGAACGTAGGATCCTCCTTTTGGATATGGGCGTGTACATCAACTTCTAAAGTAAAACCTGTAGAGGTTAATTGTACCCTACGGTCTACCTTATAGGTTTTTAGTATTTTATGAATCGAATATTTTTCCAAGAATTTGACAATAGCTCGCCTAGCTTGAATGAACTGAGTTAGGATAACATCATTCTTAGAATCTTCGATACTAAAGGGTCTTTGCCCTGCTTTGGTACACAACTTGATAAATTCATCAATGGCTTGTGCCCATGCAGTCTCTGGTTTCTTTGACTTTGTTAAACCTATAGCCACTACCCAGTGTTTCTCACAAGCCGGGTTAAACATCATAGGATATGAGTCAACAGTAGGCACTGACCTCTGGTCGATCTGTGACACACCAAGACTAGATAGGTTCATTGTAACCTCAGTCTAGAAAAACGTCTGGTTCGCCATCTGAATATAGAACGTCGGCTACGTCATCATCCATTTCGGAACCATCAGAATACAAAACTTCTTGAATCTCATAATTACGATCTGGGAAAACCTCACCATCGTTAATGGTGTTTTTCACAGCAGGTGTAATTTCCGGATCGTAGTCACCTTGAGTAATACGCTGATCTAAGGTTAATGCCTTTAGACGAACCGAACTGTTAACCCGGAACATTTCAGGATTGTTTAGATTCTGATAGGTAGTACCGATGTAAGTGGACGGCGGTGAAGCTTCCACATCGTAACCAAGTTTCTCGGACAGTAGTTTATAAATATCAGCTTCCAATTCTTCTTTGTCCACACCTAGGCTATGTGCAAAGGCATGAACCTGGTCATCAGAAGGTTCTGGATTATGCTCCAGAAAGCTCTCAATCAATTGATCATACTTAGACATTTGAATCTCCTTGTATCATATGAAATTTACCATTTCGATCTTGCGCGTATTAGATGATTGTGTCTTTTGTCATGGCAAGTCGGGCAAAGATCAATAAGGTTGGATAAAGTATTAGTCCCACCTTTGGATAAAGGAACTATATGGTGCGGTTCACTAGCTGCGTTATAGCAGCCTTTGGATTCACAATAGCCACCGGAACGTTTTCTGACTTGCTTTACTAAATCCCACCAAGAATTATTTTGTGAGTAACCATCTTTAGTGGAATAGGAAGAATGTTGAATTCTTCCTGTACCATTGGCACGTCGTTTAGTCCTTGCGTACTGAACTGTAGATTTCCGACCGGCTAATTTAGACCATGGGTTTCGGTTCATTTGGTAGCAGGTATTAATTGTTCAATGCCATGATAATCCATGACCCTTTTTACAGCATCGGTTGGTTGGAATTTGTATTTCGGTAACCAACAGAGTAAACCTATGGTTGCAGAATATTTCTGACCTTTGGAGGTCATAACTTCAGCGGCTGCACGTTGTTTCCAGATCTTCAAAGTTAAAATCACAACCTCACGGATAGTTCCATCCTTAGAGTTATACATACCGCAGATTACCCCACGACGTTCATCCTTGGGTTGTAATTTATGGGTCTTAACGTAATCAGCCACCTTACGCTGCTGAGGAGTTAGGTATTCATCATTGGTATTGCGGTCATACCTAGAAGGATCAAGGCCACATTTAACCATCCAGGATTTCCAAACAGGACCATGACCTTTTTCAGGTTCACCGTACACATGGGAGATTTCAGACGTTGCCTGATGGCACATTTCATGGACTAGAATCTCAAGAAAGATTTCAGGCTTTGCATTGAAAAGTCTAGGACTTAAGGCTAATCTTCGACCAAAGGGTTGCCAATAACCACGAAGTTTAAAATTCGAACCTTGGTCCCGCATCATTTCAAGATTAGGTTCTTCCAACTTGGATTCAAACTTGATTTTGTTTATTTGATTCCATAAGTATTTGATAGTTAATAGCTTTAGTTGGTTAGGACTATTCGATTTAACCTGTTTCAATTTTTCAATTGCTGCGGGCGGCAATCTATATTTTTCAAGAGCAGGTGCCCGATCGTCTATTAACTCTTTATCAAGTTGGGATATGTCTTCACGTTCGGGATTACCCAAGGGTGAGCCAGTTGGTTGAATGGTTATGGTTTTAGCATCAGTATAACCAGTGGAAGCCTGGTACATTACAAACCTACCATTGGCAAACTGCAGGCTCAAACCAATGTCTTCAGAATAGTATTTACCATTTGTAGCCTTGAATCCGAAATCCTTTAGGAATTGAGTTCCATCCCGAAGCATGAAATCTACACTACCTAAAGGATATTTCGCTACAGAAAACTGTGGTGTGGCATAACCATGTAGTTCCTTTAGAATTGCCGTCCAATCAGGAACTGTTTCACCTAGTAAGATTACCCTATCTTCCAAAACTTGGATAGGATAATGTGAACCTTTGTGAACCCAAATAGAAGAATTACGGCTCCACGGTGAGAATTCTAATTTGCGTAAGATACGCAAGACCTCATGAGGAAGCCATTGAGTGTAGCCTAATACGGCAACCTTCTTAACTTCGACAGGCTGATTTACAGGTAGACCTTCCAGTTTGAGTTTCTTGAAGAGTCGAGAAGCAGCCTCTTTAAGAGACTGTGGTGTAGTAAATGCTCTGGCGAAGATAGGACTACAAAATTGGCATTGCATTATTTTGCCTTCTTAGCTTTTATATACCTTTTGAGAAACTCGTCAGGAGACAGTTTCAAGGCATTAAGGAATTTTTGAGCTAGTACTTTTTTAGTCCCTAACTCAGAATTGTATAAGTCTACAACTTTACCATCTGGCGTAAGTACTCTAATTTTGTCGCTGCCAGGTAAATCCTTAACATACGCTACGGGGGTTTTAACACCGTTGATCTTTGCCCAGTAAATGTAAAGCTCATGTAGGATCTTGTCTAAACTACTATCGGGTGTTCTCTTAAAACCCTGTCGGATAACTGTAGTTTTTATAGACTCATTACCAGGTAGAAAAACTATGGTTTCAAACTCATTCCGGTAACCCTTGAGTGTAGACATGCCAGACCAGGCACCGAAGCTTCGTTCGTAGAAGTCTATGTATTTTTCGTTATCTTCTTCTGCATGAACCTCTGCGAGCTCAAGAAACATATCAGCAAAGCCTTTGGACAAAGCCAGCAACCATTCAGTAGTCGCCAACACCAAACGTTGCTCAGTTTTCCATTTAACAGTTACATTGTCAGCCTCTTCAAAATCTTTAAGCATTTTTTCAGAGAAAGACAATATAGGGGAGAATGTATTATTCTTAGTAAGAATAAGAGTAGAGCCTACTGTGGCTGTTTTAAATTCCTTTGATGGTAAGGCGGTAGCTCTATAAAGAACCGGAGCAGCCTTAAAAGGAAATGCTTTCTTTAAGTGCCCTAATGCCACGGCAATAGCATCTACCTTTGGATAAGTCCTAGCTTCTAAAGTGGAGGTTAATCGTTCAGATTTATTCCTCTTCATAAAAGAACCGCTGTACCAACTGGATATTAATTCAGGCAAGACGAGAGCAAAGAACTTACGCTCTTTGGGTCCTAAAGAGGCATAGAACTTATAATAGTTTTTTACTCGGGCGGGCGGTTTTAAAGCCTCTAATCGAATTGATGCTTGAATATCCATTTTTTATGATCCTAAGAAAGTACCTTCGTCAGTTTGTACATTACCTTGGTTATCAGGCAGTACACCATCTACGGTCATAACACCAGTATTGACTTCAACGTTGCCTGTAGGATCAGGTAGTTGACCATTAACCGATAGCACGGGATTCTCCGGCAGAGGTACGACTGGTTTATCAAGGCTATCACCTAGTGCCTGGTGTAAAAATACTTTGACAATATCTGAACCTAGGTTTTGGATCAAAAAACTTTCCGTCAATTCATCTAAAACCAAAACATTCTTTACATATATAACAACTTCTGAACCATCTAGTTTTCGTTTGTAGGTAACAGAGATAGGTCCGTCACAACGGATAATCAGAAGGTTAGAACTAGCGCCCCCGTAATATTGCATAGGGACTAGTTCAAATATGTTGTTTGAAATCGAAGTTTCACTAAGGTAGGCTGCTGAATAGTCACCTACCTTTTGCCGAATTTGGTTATAGCCTTGTTGAACTCCTAGGTTGATAACCATAGAGTTCTTTGGCTTTCGGGCAGGAGTAATATTTACTTGGTAGTCCATACTGTAACCTTATAGGCTTGCTAGGTAGTTAGCAATCTGTTCTTTTTGACGCATTAAGGTTTCCAACTCCTTCTCAATCTTTTTACCTGCATCACTATCACCTAAAGTAGATAGCTTTGATTCTGCATTTTTGATTTTTGAATCTAAAATGGCCAAAGCTTTAGTAGCTTTGTCAGTATCTGATTCCTCGGTATCATCCGAATCTTCCGATTCATCGGAGTCATCATTGAATTCCAGGGCAACTTGAGAAGGATCTTGGCCTAGGTTGATTATGTCATCAACCATGTGACCAGTTTGTTCCTTTATGTAGTTTAGACGCTCCGTTTCCCGCTTGCGTTGTTCTAAGAGCTTTCTCTTTCGCTCTTCTTTTTCCTGTTTCTTTTCATCCTTTTGTTCTTCGCCATCATCCTCTTCGGTATCAATGTCTTCTATCTCGTCAATATCGTCAGTTGAATCTTCCTTAGGCTTAAACCTTGAATCTGGATGATCTTTTATCCATTGCTGCTGTTGCTTAGAATTCCAGGAATGGAAATCTTCTTCGGTAATGGCTTCCAAGGTTAGAGCCTTTAACCGCACTGCGGCAAAGATTCTCATGTTCAACTCTTGGTTAGTAGGTAAGGCTATATCTAATAGCCGGTCTACCGTCATAGGGTCAATATTCTCAGGAATACCTACAAACGATTGAGGATGTTCCTTTGGTTCAGTTTGTTTTTCTGATTCCTCAGCTAAAACCTGTTGACCTTCTGGTACATCAGTGCCTTGAAAGAATGGTGCCGCAGACATTTCACTACCGATAGATTTATCAGCCTCTTTGGCTTTCTCCATTTCTTTGGCTTGTACGGCTTCAGGATCTTTACCCTGTAATTGCTTTTTGTCCTCAGTTCGGGTAGTTTGAACAAATTCATCAATCTCAGGGGTAGCGTAAGCCTTGATGAATTTCGCCGAAGCCTGAATTTCTGATTTTAAACCTAAGTCTTTCTGACATGCAGAGCAGAAATTAGGGCCACCGCATCTTGCACGAATTTGGTTAACATTTGGAAATACATGACCGTGGGTAGAGCCCACAGAGGCGTATCCATCTGTAGTCTGTGGTACTCCGTTGAACAATCCTGGGTATTTGGATTCAAGCATGGTTTCAAATTCCTTAGGTGTCTCACCTCTACGCTCCATTAGACGCTGCAATCTATTGTTAATGTCCATTTTAGTCCAGATAAGAATTTAAGGTGAGGTTACCTAACCAAAATCAAAGATTTGAACAAAAAGCCTGTAGACGGAAAGCTGCTTGGATTTGTGTTTTATCCGGTCTAAGATGTTCTTGGTTAGTGTACTGTTTGATAATTTTTAGACTCGCAGGATCCTTGAGCAAAGCCTTTAAACCAAGATGCAGAGGTTTGGGTGCGTCTTCTAGTTTTCGCCATTCAGCCTTTTCAGTTTCCCAATCGAGCCTAGGTTTAAATTCCTCAGGAACCACAGTCAGAAAATTATGATAAGAGAAACTACCTGATTTGAATACCAATAGAGGTTTTATTATAACCTTACCAACGTAGCCGCATTCCTCTTTCAGCTCTCTTAGTGCAGCTTTCTTTGGTTGTTCAGAAGGGTCGATGGCGCCGCCCCAAGTTCCCCAGGTACCTGGTTCTAGCACGGCCTTACTTCTTTTGGGCCATAAAATACGACCGGTGCTTTTAGCAACTATAAGGCAGCCGGCGCCTTGGCGTCCCCAGAAACCTGTTTCCTCTAGGGCTTGTTGGTGTAAATCATCGGAAGGCATGTTTAATCCGGATAAAAGATCCGCAAGGTACCTTTTAGGTACTGTAACGTCAATTTGCCTTTACCTACCAAAGCAAATGTTTCTTTCTGGAAGACTCCTGGTTTAATCTGAAGTTTATAGCCTAGTTTGTTTAATTCATCAGCTAATTCTTCAACATCAGAAGCATCCATTTCACCATTTATATCTTCGGTACCTAGTTCAACATCGAAGCCTTGGCGTTTTAAGGCTTTATAGATAGGTTCGAGTTTGAGTAGTTCTTCTTGATTGCCAGCCCTTAGTCTAGCAGCAGCTTGAATTTCCATGTTAGATTACCTTATAAGAAACTGTGAAATCAAAACCTTCTTTACCCTTGGCGATGTGGGTAGGTTCAATACCATGACGCTTCAACAATTCTAGGTACCTAACGGAGATAGTACCATCCATGTAAAAGAAACCTTCAGACAATTTACGGTCCGGGGTTTCTTTTAAAATCTTGTGAAAGGCTTTAGGGATCGAAGCGTGAGGCATTAGATGAATGCTCTGTACCAGTTCTTCGATTGTTCTTGACGCTGCGGTCAATCGAGTTAACGCCTTAATATTCATATAAGCCTCACGGATTCCTTTAAGTTGATTCTGACTTACGATTGAAAGGGTTAATTGACATGCACACTGGTACACGCCATTCAGGGCCCCAAGGTTTATTACTTGGATACCAGTCTTGAATATCACGATCCCAATAATTCCAAGCCTTCCAGCCTAGTTTGTAAGTACCATACTTACCTTGGTAGTTAAAGTTGAATAGACCATTACTAGAGGTGGCCAAGAAGATTTGATGTGAACCATCAAAGGGTTGCCACTTACGAATCGTCCATTCGGATTTGACCATCTTCTCCCCAAGTGGGTAGTATGAAAATGAGTAACCAGAATTGCGATTTAACCAACGCCATTGATAGTATTTACGCTTCCAGTAAGATGGCATCGAATCTGGGCTGTAGGTACCCTTAGGGGCAAAATAACCTCCAGTCCAACCCTCATCTAAAGAAGCGTCAAAGGTTTCAAACCATTTCAACCATTTGGGTAACCGTTTGGTTAGGCCTCGCCATTTAGGATCTTCGTCTTTGTACATCCAGCTATCAGGTTTCATATCTACTGCAAAGAAGATAACCCACCAGTTGAAAGCTAAAACGCAGAGTAAATTAAAAACTAGATCCAAAATACCAAAGACCAGCCACTTTAAACCTTGTAATAAATATTTCATTTTTGATCCTTTGCAAATCGTTCAATGCGCAATCTTAAGATTTCAGAATAATTTGCCATCACGTTTGCTTGAGTCATGAGAAGGCTTTGATCAAAATCAGCCAAAGTTTTAAAAACTTTCGAGTGTAGAAAGATTCTTAGTTTGGCGAGTTTTGATTCGAGCTCTTCTCTCTCGTCTATTACTCGCTGTTCATGTGGTTGCATAATAATCCTTTAAAGAGGCATCCAATAATTGGGAGTATATCTACCCCAGACTGAAGCCGGGCTGATTGTTATACCTACTGCACCAGTAGCACCTCGGGCCACACCTGCGCCGCCAGAGCCGTCTCCACCTGCGCCGCCACCACCTGAACCATCGCCTCCCGTATTTCCCCGTATGATTAGGTTTTGCTTGAATGGTTTTAGTTCATTGTCGAGTCTGGATTGAATCTTTGAAGCAGCGGCATCCAAGTAGGAAGTACGGTCTACGTTCAAGCTAATTGCTTGACCTTGGAAATCAAAAGCCTTCTCACCTTCAGCAAGATACTGGCTTTCAATGGCAAATAACTCAGCGAGCATTAGCCAGTATTCTCTAATACCGCCTAACGCATTGGTCATTGTGAAATTGGTAGAAATACCCATCCAACCATTGAATGCATCCATTGCCCTACGTAACCAAGTCATGATGGTAGTAGGCGGAAATAGTAAATCAGGGGCCCCGTATAGAGTGGTCCGTGCTTTATTAATCTTTGCCTTTACATCGTCTATGGCATTAGCTAACGACGGATTCAAGATGAAAAGATCGGCACGTTCAGTGTACACCCTAGCTGGATATTTTGATTCCCAGAACTTCCATACCACAGAGTAAGGTTTGACCGAAGGTTTCAGATTGGTAGTATCCAATACACCTGCGTAGTACCAACCAGAGGCAACCTTCACAGGTGCGTCTGTGGCTGGTTTAGAGGTATCTGAAATCATTGTCAATGGTACTAATTGTAGGTTGACCTGATAAAGGGATATACCTACGCGGTCAAACATTTGATCAGTAACCAATTCCAATGTGGCTGGATCACCTTGCATTTCTACCTGAGGTTGAACACCGACAGGTACAGTTACTAGGCCCACTACGGTAATAGCTTCGCCTTGGAATTCTCTTACGGTAGAACCATCCGGTTGTCGTCTTTGAATAGTCCAACGGAGTTGATATTTCTGACCTTCCATAGTAGGTGGAATATCAGAAGGTACAACAATGACAGCTCTAGCTAGTACATTATTAGAAAAGCCTGTAACCTCTACCTTATATTCAAAGGCATTACCTGCTGCATAAACTGTACCGTCTTCGGATAACAATTCATAAAGAACAAAGCCGCCTGAAGGGTCAACGTCTACTGGATAAGAGAAGACGCAGGTACCCATTACAGAGTCCCCTGCCTGAACAGTATCTACCAGATCCTTAAAAGCATCCGGGCTTCGTGTTTGGTAGGGAATCAACTCGCCAGCCTGCGTATTGCAGGTTACAGCCAGCAAAATGCCAAATTTACGAGTTTGTGTGGTTACTGTGGCGTCTATACCATAAGATAAGCCAGCGCCACCTCCTGTCAATTTGACCGTTATGGTAGCGTTCTGGATCTCTTGGAGTTCGGCTTGAAGGGGATTTACAGTAACAGGTGTCGGGGAACCTAATTCTACTGACTGGACTACCTCTCCAGATTTAAGTAGGGAACCTAATTCGGCTTGCACCACCGTATCGGTGTTTGTGTCTTTATAATATACAAAGGTTGTTGACATTTAGGAAACCGCCACTAGGTCTAAGAAACCTCGCTTGTCCACCTGCATAGAGAATTTTTCTCCAGTGGGTAATTCTGACATGATTACTAAATCTAGACCATGTTTTACAACCTGCGAAGGTTTCTTGGTTAGAAACTGGAGTTTGTATTTACCTAATTCAACCAAGAAAGTAAGAGCGGATACGTCAGTGTGGAACTTGATCATATCCACATCACCATCTTTCTCGGCTGTAATTTTGCCTTTAGCCAGACGATTGGCACATTTTAGAATTGTTTCCTTGGCATTAACTGAAGCAGCCAGTTCCTTAGAAACGGCCGATTTTTCATTTTCGGATTCAATTGCCTCTGTATCCTCAGAATTAGAAATCACTCCAGGGAACAAAGCTTCAATGCTATCTGCCTGTACGTCTACATAATCTGTGGTAGTGTCAGAGGTTACCGCTTGGTACATTGCCTTTACAGAGCTAGGGGTGATGGTATAGGCCTTGACCTTACCTTTTGATTTCAGGTCTTCGGCAGTTTCTTCACCTTCCTGTTGTAGTTCTAAATCAGAAATTTCTTGCCTTAATTCTTCGGCAAAATCACGGTCACCAGTGCGTTTTGCATCCTGTAGCTGGCGTTTCAGTTCTTTAATACGCTGTGCTAGACCAGACATTTTTGCTCCTTGCTTTGCGACCAGAATCAATAATCAAAATTTCTGACATACCTGGCGCTAATTCAATTACTTGGATAATACCTTTTGGAAATTTGGCTTCATATCTTCGCTTCTGTGGATTATGAACCCACTTGGCACCCTTCATTTCTTTTACCAATTCACCAGCATCTTTATTCACATCGTACTTGTACTGGTAATCAAAACCATAGCTAGTTACAGGCTTTGCATTGGTCTTTAATCCTAATTCTTGCAAAAATTTCCTGCCGGCTGCCTTCTGATTAGGAATATTCTCATCCAACCACTTAGGACCAGCAGAAAGCCTGGCTTGGGCCTGAATTTCCATTTTTTGAATCCTTAGAATAAAGCCTGCTGGACTGCATGTTGAAGTGCAGCCTCACTCTTATTGGAAAGATCACCTGAAGCCAATTCAGCCTGTAGTTGCTTTAGACCCTGCGCCTTTATATTCCGTTTTAGAACGTCAAGTGCTCGTTCTTTGGCATTCTTCATTTGGGCAAGGTTTAATCCTTTCTTGAGCGTACGGCTTCTTTTGGCTAATTCTTGTAACCGTTTGGTCAGTTCCGAATCAAGCATATTTGCTGTAAGACGTAACCGAGTTGATGCTTGAATTTCCATTCTTATTTACCCTGTAGGATGAATGCAATCTTGCGAAGTTGTTGATCGGTTAAGCCAAACTTATCACGCATGAACTCAATGTCGTAGAGGTTCAGTTGCAGGCCACCTTGTGTACCATGAATAGTAAAGGTTACAACATACTGCGGGCCCTCTTTGGTAACCTTAGCGCGAATCTTGGCACCTTTCTGCTTTTGCAGTAGTTCTTTTAATTCTAGGTGTAGTTGTTGTGCAACCTTAAGGGCTGATTCCTTATTCACACCTGCATTCTTACGAAGCTTAAATCGAATGGCATCATCGGTAACGGCTACCGATTCGATGTAATCTCGGTAGCTGAATAGATCCTTCTTCAGTACATTAGGATCAACCTTCAGTTGCAGAGCTAGAGGGATAACACCTAATGAGGATGAAAAATTCTCTAGATCCAGAAGGTTAGCGATGGCGCGTACTGCCTGCTGAACATTAGAAACTTCAATACCTGCACCGGAGGTTTGGAGCCTTTCAGGTAGTTCGTAGTCATGGCTCAAATAAACCTTGACCGAGGCATCCTCATCAACAGAACCCATCACCCATTGAACAGCTACGTAAAGAGTATTCGCTACTTCACCATCTGCATTCATTGCATTCTGAAGCATAAGGTAATTGGTGAATACAATAGAACCTTTGGGTGAAATGTTGATGTACAGGAATGAATGGTTATCAGAATGAATTACATGTTCCGAAACTTCAGTAGCCAGAGCATCCACGTATTGTTGGAATTGCTTTGGTACATGTGCATTAGCCACTGAATTCAGAAATGCAAAGGCTTCTTGCATTTGAGCCTTAATGGCATTCTTGATGAATTGAATCTCGTTCCGAGCTTTTTCAGTTTGGCTAGAATCCGCAAACTGCATACCCATTTGAGTTTCAATTGATTCCAGAGCCTGCCATTTTTGGTGCAGGTCGTCCAAAATCTGATATTGTGCCTTTAGCTTTTTCAGATTGGGAACAATCACCTTCTCAGCCTGAGGATCAATCTTTCTCTTAAGCCTTGAAAGTGATTTCTTATTTGCATCAGGTGTAATCTTGAAAACTTCTAAAGCAGACTGAACCTTGACTTTAGAATCTAATGCGGCTAGTACAGATTTTGCCGATAAAGCCTTCTTGGTAAAATCGGTAGGTCGTTGTAGTTTGGCTAGGAGCTTCACCTGTTGGTTTAGGACTTGAGCTGATTCCCTCAAATCCGTTTTCATTTTTCCAAGATACTTGATAATATCTTCAACGTATCGAAACTTAGGTAGTTCCATTATTCAGTCCTATATTATGTTCTGTATGGTCCGCGTTGGTTGTCTCGAACTTCCACGGTAGTTCTATTCTTAGTAGGTATCCTTCCTCGAACAGGGAGAAGTCGTTGAGGTTCACCTGGTTGAAGAACTCTAACGTTAGTTTCCCAACCTAAAGTTTTTCTGTTCCGCGTATTCCATATAGGTGTACCTTGTACGATGTAATGTTTGCCATATGTTGAATCTGTAATTATGTCCTCACTAGAAACGGTAACGATATTAGGGCTCAACACTATCTGGAAAGGCTCAGTTTGATCCAATTTGGAAATATCGTTGCCGTTAGTAATACGTGGGAATTCAAACCACATTGATGTTGTACTGGTATTAAATTGAAGTTCAAAGTGCGTCCAAGTCTCATCATCAGGTATGTCAAAGTTAGGACTTCTAGGTACAACCCGTAGATCATGAGGCTTACCATCGCATAGCTGAACCAAACCTGCTCGACTTTCAACCTTTACTGAGTCGATATACATATCGAAACCCTTAGGCCTATCATAGTCAAATAGTTGGATCGAATCCATGTAAAGAACTGACTTTGGTAACGTTACTTGAGTTCTGAATTCTCCGTAGCCTACGAAAGGTCTTTGAGAAGGATCCAAGTGTCCATTGCCTAAGAACTCACAATCTTGCGGAGTTATGATAGTTCTAACTGCATTTGTAGGAAGGTAGCCTCCGATAAAACCGGTTCCAAAACAAATCGGGCAGGCATAGTCATTAGCACCAAATGAAACATCATCAAAGTCAGAAAGTAAGGCATCTAGGTCTTTATCTGGTTGGTACCCATTGTCACCCATACCCGAATGTTCAACTACAGAGTTAGAGTAATCAAACTCGTTACCTACGAGGTCAAAACTATTACCTCTAAACTTTTCTGAACCTCCTGGGGAAGTAACGACAAAGGGTTCATTAACCCGCTCAACAGGGCGTTGGAAAGCATCTTCACCATAAGGAACAACTCCGAATTCCTTACCTGTTAGCAATTGGTTAATTACACCCTTGTCGGCTTTACCAGCTTTATCAAGTATAGTATTTACGATAGCTTGTGCGCCCTGACAACTGCAATTCCTACCACTGTGCATACGTTGGTACAGAATTCCTTGGTAACCTTGAACCTGGAAAGCAGAAAGGTATCGGCGTTGCTGTACATCAACAATACCATCTAGGGCTTGTTTGGCAACGTCAACTGCCCGTGCGTTCGCAGGTAAGACCCTGTTGTTGGTTCTGTTTGCTGAATAGAAAGGCATTTTGGATCCTTAAGTAGCGAACAACGCAAATCTCTTATCAGTAGCTATTTGTTGCTCACTAGCAGTTAGAGAATTAAGTTGCGCCGAGGTTAAGAAGATTCGCTGGGCTGGTTTATCTGAAGGTACTGTACCTAGGGATTGGAACAATACGACTATAGCATCCTTGGTTAGTAGTGTATCCGAAATATTGAAGCCTCGATCGTAACCAGTGAGAATCAATTCTTGGAGACTCACACATCTGTCCACAATCAGGGAGTTGGTTAAGGATTCATAACTAGAACTTGGCTCTATAAAGGTAATATTCAACGATTGAAGACTCGAACAATCATAGAAAGCAGAATCCCATCTGTACGGATTCTTTGCCTCAGGTATAGTAACCTGAGTAAGGCTTGAACACTGGGTAAATATCTGTGAGTGATCAGAATTACCAGAATAGTCCATATCAGGCACTTGACGTAGAGCCGTGCAACCTCTGAATAGGAAACCCATATCCGCTTCTGCTGGAACCTGTATTAGATCAACAGACTCTAATGAAGTGTGGTATTGGAACAATCCAGAAATAGAACTATAACCAGGCAATGAAACTCTACCAATATGCTTTAAGCCTGCAAGACTCGATGAAGTTGGCTGAATTTGGAATTGACTTCCGTTTGGAAATTCAAGGGCAAGTATTGATTCTACCGTTGGGTTACCTATAATGGTTTTCAATCCACCTGAGCCAACGCCACCTGTAAAGGTGAAGGTACCTACAGTTTTCAATCCGGAAGCACTCAGTAACTCATCATTCAAACTGGTTACAGTTGGAGTATTTATATCACCTATTGAGGTACATTGGCTAAACCAACCAAATATGCCACCTGAAGCTTTTGGTATTGATATGTTTCCAACAGAGACTAAAGAAGTACACCCTAGGAACATAAAATTTGTCGTTGTATACTCAACATTAGGTAAATCAATGTTACCAACGTGCTGAAGCAGTGCGCAGTTATTGAATACTGAAGAAGCTGAAATAGCAGCCGGGAACGACAAATCACCAATGGTTGAAATCTTGGTTGATGCAACAAACCTGGAAATGTTCGTAGCTTTACTCAAGTTGTAGTTCGGGAATTCAGTAATCGAAGTGCCAGAAAACATTGAGCTAACGTTGGTAGCATTAGAAGTATCAAATGCCGGAATAGTGCTCAATGCCGAACAATTATTGAACATTGAACTAAAGTTGGAAACACCTGAGGTATTATAGTCTGGTACAACACCTAACTTGGTACAACTACCAAACATTTGGTTCATCAAAGTAGCGGCTGAGGTATCTAAAGTGGGCGCTACCAGAAGACTCTGGCAATTGAAGAACATCGAATTGAAATCATTCACGAACGACGTATCCGATATCTGGACATTCTCCAATTTGGTGCAGTTGGTAAATGTACCCGAAACGTTCCGTAGTTTTGAGGAGCTAGTCAACTCAACGGAAACCAAAGATGTGCAACGAAGAAACATGTTTCTGGTTGTAGATGCCTCACCTACATAGAGTGTGGCTGAAATCAAGTTTACTTGATCGGTAAACTTTCCTTCAAAAATAGTTATTTGATTTAGGCCCCACTCATGAATATTAACCAATTGGGTAGAACCAAAGTCAAAGCTACTCATCAGGTTATAACGAATGGTTACCGTATGAGTTCCTGGTGTGGAATACCCGTGGCTCATCGAAGTACCAGAGGTACCATCGCCCCAATCAATCCAGTAATCGGTCATATCTGAATCTAATATGACATTAGTACTCGAAGTGTCAAACCTCAGAACATTTGAACCGATTACCTGCTCGTTAAAATACCCATAAACCTCTACCACGGTAGGGTTTCCATCTGAATACAAGGATTGGATAGAAGCATAATCACCACTGCTATACCAACCTAGAAGATCAGAGAATGGGAATTCTTCACTTAGTGGAAAATTGTAAGAACCAAACTTTATGGCTGTTACTATAGGTTGCTTTGCAGGATCTACCAAGGAATGTTGAACTACAATATCTGCTTGCCTAGTGTTGGGCTGTGGTTCACCAAAGAGGGTTATATCATTTATAGATGTTTGAAAACTTGAATCTACACTAGACACATTGATGTTAGGGTGAACATAGGTAACCGTCGCGGAACCTACAAGGGAACCTCCTGTGATAGGTTCAAACATACCTGATTGAGAATATTCGGCATTTTCCCCTAATACCAAAGAGTCTCCATAAGCATCTATTAAGAGCTGAATATAGGATTGAAATCCTGATTCTACTGTATACCTGAGCAACAACTCATCGGTAGATTTAGGATGCCATGGAACAGAAGCGGTGATTCCAGTAATCATTTAAAGACCTGCCACTTGACCAAAGAGATCAAAAATGTTAGTAGCCACACATTTCAGGGTAACAGTAGCCCCTATCCCTGCAGTAGTGGTACTACCATTAAACGGAGGATTTAAGGTAACCCCAGTATTGCCAGAAAAGGTAATGGTACCTGAACCAGCCTGTCTGAAATGGAACTCATCACCTACTGTTGCCGAAGTAGGTGGAATGTTTACTATAATATTGGAAGAAGCAGTACTTCGGATATAGGTATTACGCTGAATAACTCCAGAACCTACAGTAGCGTTGGCAGAAATAGTGGCTATCGGTATATTAGGTAACTGGGATAGTATCAAACGTTTACTAGAATCAAGGCGTGCCGCCATGTTAGCGGAACCCAAATCTTTGGTACTCAATTGAGTAGCCCAAGGTGTCCATACACCGTTGGTGGTTAACCCACGAATATAGACTACGTTGGTATTGGTAGCTACATAGGTTTGAGCAACTACGGTGGATTGCTGGCCTTCAGTGAGCCAAGAGTTGACGGTAAGATACCCCGGAGCCACAACTGGGTAATTTGAACCCGATTGTGCTATTTGAAGAGTTGCCACATACCAAATACCTCTTTTAGATAAAGCATTCAAGGATTGGTTCTCAGGCATTTCGAACCAAGGAATACTATAGTTATCAGGTAGGTACACAGGATCTACCTTACTCGCGCCATCCAAAGGAGTAACGCCATAAGGGCCTATATTGGCAGGTAGAATGATGACCTTACCTTCAGCGTCTGGGAATTGACCATTTACTGATTTAACAGTACCTACCTGGTCTACTGCATCCTTGGAAGCAATCAGAATCACTTCACCTAATGAATTCTTGGTGTAAAGTTTCCCATCTGCAAAGTTTACCGCTAATTGTCCTGGAAGCAATTCAGAACTAGCAGGTACTAATCCTGCTGTGGAGGATTTTAAATGCCTTAGCTTAACATTATCCATTATTAAACCACTATAGAATCTGCATTGATAAACAATTGATCTAAATCTTCTGAGGTTAGACCAAACAGTTGGGACATTTGAATCAACATTGGTGAGTGTCTTTGAAATTCCTGTAGTTCTAACCAAGCATTCTTGTATGTTTCAGATACCTGGTCAGAAGCCATCAGAGATTCTACAGCCTCGAATAGGGATTGCCCCGATGGTAATACCCATTGCCGCATAGCTTCGCGGCCTTGGAATCTCGATACTACACTAGGAATTATTCGAGGTTCTACCCAAGTACCATTTGAAGTAGCTACCCAGGTTGGGTGTGTTAAGGGCCTTTGGGTCAGCATCTGAACCCAATCGGAACCAGGACATTCCCCGCCTATTTGTTGAAAACTAGAGCCTACTTGGGCCCATACTTTAGAAATCATGTAGCACTCCTAACTTTCCAAACCTTCACACGACAAGGTAGTGATCCACCAACTGTTGTCGTATTTCCGTGTACACCTCCGGCTTCCGCAGAAACACCTAACAAGAATTGCTGACCTGTTTGTACAATTACAGAATCATCATTCAATTGGTTTGCTACCACACCTCTGGAAGTTGCAGCATAGTACCAACCTGGGTTACCCCATTGACCTTGGTACAAGACTTCAGCCAAGCATAAGACTTTATAGCCAGGAAATGGATTAGTCTCAACATACCGAGAATTAACTGCAACGTTCGCAGGGCTAGCTGCTGAACCACCGTTCGGGTAAATGATAGTGAAGTCAATACTCTGGGCCACAGTTTCAAGGCTTGCCACGTCCGCAGCCAAAGCGGTTACGTCAACGGAGCCTGAATTGGATATTTCGTCAAAGACCTTGATTGTCCATACTGAAGTAACGTTCAGGGCTCTGGTTTCAGTTGAAGTTCTAGCTACTCTGGACGCGTCAAACGTAACCAAAGAACCTTGGCCTGTTGAACCTTGGGAACCTTGAGTACCAGAGTTTGTAATGGTAAAGACCCCATCCGCAGACTGCCCTAAACCATAACGCCAAGCAGCACTGAATAAGGTACCAGTTAAATTCTGCAGGGCATCCCTTTGAATTACACCAGCCTCACCAGCAGATAAAGAACCATCACCTCTTACAGTTACTGCACCCAAGGAAGAACCTGACTGACCGTTGTGGTCAGCCATCCGGAAGTTGCCCGTAGAAGATTCTACAACAAATTTACCTCGTTGGGTAGGATCTGCTTGCCAGGTTGCTTCATCTGTAGTAGGTAAGGTGCCTGCTACAAGCAGTTGATAGAAATCAGGATAGGTTGCTTGGCTTAGTTCTTGACCATCCAATGGTAGGAATCCGCCAGAAATGGCTGACCTACTGGCTGCCACTGAGATAAACCCGATAGGTAACGTGCCACCTTGCTGCCCGCCCCCACCACTAGAAGTAGTACCATAAGGTACCAGGTCAAATATATTGGTAGCAACACACTTCAATTGAAGAAGCATTCCCTTAGAGGAAGTGCTAGCCGAACCTCCAGAGGGGAAGTTTATAGTAACACCGGTATCACCTGAAACAGTAACGGTACCTGTATTGGCTTGGTACAGGTAGAATATGTCTCCAGGTATGATTGTTGGATCGTTAGGAACGGTTACTTCTATGTTAGAAGTCGAAGTAGACCTAATGTAAGTGTTACGAACTAATAATCCTGTGTTAAGAGTTGCATTGGTTGAGATTTCACTAACAGGGAGAGTAGGTGCTTGGGTATAAGGTAATCTAGCATTTGAGTCTAGAGAAGCTATACCACCTGCTACGCCTACAACTTTAGAGGTTAGAACTTGTTCCCAGGTAGTCCAAGTGGAACCATTACGAATTCTAAACCAATGTTCACTACCTCCAGAAGACGGCCAGGTATGATAGGTTTGGTAAGTAGCGTTGGTATCGAATGATTCAACATTTAGCCAACCAGGTTGGGAAACTGGATAATTGGTACCTGCCGAAGCACCAGAAAGGCTCCTTTGGTAAAAGTAACCATTGCTGGTATAAGAATCTAGAGTGTGCGCACCTGTAGGTAATACTTCACGATATACGGTTCTAGTAGCATTTGCCGCTGTTAACGTATTATCCTTGGAATACTGAATTACAATGTCAGGTATATTGTCCGTGATTGAAACTTCCCAACCAGAAGCATAATCATCTACAGTAGCACCATCTGAATTGTACTTAACCCAGGCTTCAGTAACGGCAACGGCTGGGTAATTCCAAACAAAGTTGGCTGATCCAATCCAAATGCCGGGTCTACCTTCCGCAGTAGTACCAAAGGAAACAGGATACGAAGCGGTAAAATCTGAGGCAATAGTGGTTACGTTTTGCCGTTGCGCAGTCCAACCACCAGAAGACCGAAAGTAACCATGGATCCAAAGTTCAACTGGAGGTTCATCAGGTTTGTAACCGTAGATAGCAACCTTTAAGCGCATCATGTTATTTCGAGTCTGCATTCGTGCGGGAAGCAGAATCTGAATAGCACCTGTTACCGAAGCATTAGCAGAACTAAAGAAACCTCCGCCTGGTAACAACACCTGCGCCATTTGGCTAAGGGGAGTAGTATATGATGCATTTTGACCTATGGCTCCAGTTAGGGTGTTTAGAGTTATAGCGCCCGTCACGGTGCCGCCAGTCAAAGGCAGGCAAGCAACGTCAGCTTGGGTGTTTAACTGTTTCCAGGGTCCCCATACCTGATTATATTTATTACGGTAGTATTTCTTGGCAGAATTGTTTGCGTGGTATGTAGTGTACTCTTGGTAAGCAAACGAATTGCCTCCATCCCCGCTGGTAGTACCAGAATGAACAACCAAGAAGCCAGCTACTGGGTTGGGATAGTTTGCACCAGCCGCAGCACTTGAAGAATTATTCTGGAAATATAAACCTGCTGTGTTATAGGTATCCAGGTCAGCACCGGAAGGGATGGCTACAGCACCATAGAAATCTGTTATGTCTGCCCTTACGTGTGTATGATTTCTAGGTTTGGGTTCGACAACGGCGCCTGAGGTATTCTTGAAGAACAAACGTTCATCTGCCATATTGATGGCTAGCCGGCCCTCGGGCATTGTTTCGGGGGCTGGGGTATCCCCTGGCGTAGACGAACGGAATGCTAGATAAATTGGGATGGCCATTTTAAACTCTTTTAGAAGGTACCTTCATCAAGGGTAGGTAAGTCTTCAATTGCCAAAGCTCTGAATGCGGGGGTAGCAGAAGCACCACTGACAGGACCTGCGAATACCAAGTTGGCAGCTCTAGCAGGTAAGGTGACAGCCAAAGTACCAGAAGTAGTAATAGGGGAACCGGAAACAGCCAGAAGGGTTGAAGGTACAGACATTGCTACGGACTTGACGGTACCATCGCCTACTGCTGATTTCGATACCCAATTTGGGTTACCTGATGCATCGGTAGTCAATACCAGATTGTTACCTGCGCCTGCACCCAAGCGGTCTGGATTGAATACCCCAGTGGAAATCTTCGAGGTATCTAACGCTGGGATATCAGCAGCTACCATGGAACGGAAAGTAGGTGCTCCTGCGGCGCCTGTTGATGGGCCTGCGAATACTACGTTGGTTGCCTGATTTGCTAGTCCTAGTTGTAGGGTACCAGAAGAGGTGATAGGTGAACCAGCAACAGTTAAGAGATTGCTTGGTGCAGTTAAGGCTACAGAGGTAACACCTGAGATTTCTGCACGAGGAACCCAAGTTGGATTACCTGAAGCAGATGTTGTGAGTACTGAATTATTCGCTGGTGAGGTACCTAACCGATTTGATGTAAACACGCCGGACGAAATATCCCCGGCTGCCAAAGTAACAGCACCTGTCTTACCCGCTACTGAGGTAACATCATTGTGTGCGTCAATCTTTTGCCAGTCAGTACCATTGGAAATTACCCAGTCACCTACTGTATACTCGATACCTTCATGGGTACCAGAAACCTCTACGATATAGTAGAAACCTTCTGAAGTTGTTGGGTCAGGGAGCGGCGGTGTATTCGTAGCAGCATCCCAAGCACCTTTGTATTTCAAGGAACCTACTACAGAATCAGGTAAGAAAGATTCAGGAATCTTCCCGTCTATATCTAGAGAAGGTACCCCATAGGTACCGATGGCTGTTGGAGGAACTTCTACTTTACCATTTGCATCAGGTAACTGGTCGTTTACAGACTGAACCGAAGAAGCAGCCAAAACAACGGTATTGGAAGAAGCAACTTCTACAACTTCACCAGCTGAGTTTAGAATGAATATACGCTCGTCAGCATAGTTAATTGCAATCTGACCAGCTTCGATTTGTGCCGCAGTTGGGGCAGTTCCAGTAATACTAGAACGTAAGTGTTTTAATCTTAAAGGCGTTGCCACTTGGAATTCTCCTTGCTTACGTGGTTTGAACTATTAAATTTAGACTGAGGAACAATTTAATGGCATAATTCAAACAGGTTACAACGATGAAATTCCCAAAAGTAAAACGACGAGGCACGGCTATCCTTTCCCTAGATCCTGGCAAATCCAACTGTGGTATTGCAGTATCTGAGTTCTCAAAAGGTAAGATTTACCATTTGGCTAATTCGGTTATGGTCAATCCGATAAACAGTTTGAAGGGCGATATTCAGTCTGCCAGACAACTGTTTATGGACGAGATTGACCTATGGATCAAAGAATTTGATTGTAAAGCCATTATTGCTGAACGGTTCCAGAGTAGAGGTTTGAAGGGTTCTACGGTTGAAGCGGTATCCTTGATGTTGGGTTGCCTTTTGCAAGGTTACCCAACATTAAAACAGAAATTGATTCCGGCTTCCCAGTGGAAGAATGATTTTTCCAGGAACGTAGGCTTAGGTGACAAAGAGTTATTAAAGCAACTCTACAAGATTGTAGGCACAGAGCCTCACCAATTGGATGCTACCTTGATCGGCTTCTATGGGTTGCAACTTGCATTCAAAACGCAAGTAGACTATTCGTTAGAGCACTTGGTAGATACTGTAAATAAACAATCATTACTGAAGTTGCATAAAAGAAAACTTTCTTTAGAGGACATATGTTAAGCCAAGCAATGAAAGACTTGTATAACATGACTCTCAAGGCTTACGGTAGGGCCAAGGCCTTGGAAGTTTTGCAGTCTGCTGAGAAAGCGGATACAGAGTCAACTTCAGATATAGAATCAACTTAGGAGTTTGAAATGAGATTCCCATCAGCCTGGGGTTCGAACCCAAAACAAAAACTAACCGCTGCCCAACAATCAGTTAATTCCAGTGTACCATCTGCATGGCTAACTGCAGGCACTAGAGTAGAAGCTGCAGGTACTCGTCTGATTACAGATATGAGTGCTGATGTAGTTGGTCAGGGTTTATGTCCCGTTACCAAACAACCAATGGTAAAGATGTACGCAAATGGGCACCCCTGCATGGTTTCTATGGATGCCATGGTGTGTTTACCTATTAAGGATTAATATCCCTTATAAAGGATTCCTGTGTTAGACTTCGACGACATTCCCGATCTTAAGCCAATTAAGATTTCCCCTGCGAAGAAGAAAAAGTTAAAAGAAAAATCTAAGAAAGAATTAAAGAAAGAAAAAGAGAAGTTGAAGGCTGCTAAGGCTAAAGAGAAAGGCGTTATTCATTCCAAGAAGAAAGCTAAGGAATACGCCCTGCAATTGGCAAAAGAGCCGGAAAAGAAAAGAGTAACCAAACTAAAAGGTGCGAGACTCCAGACGATTGTAGGTTCTCAAGTTGAAGGTATTCACCAATTACTAGAGATCGGTGATGCTGATTCAGCACGAACCAGAACGTACAAGGTTCTTTTACAATCGGTTTTGGATTTGCTACCACACGCCGAAAACAATATCCGAAAGACCAAAGGGCAAAAGGGCGTCTATCAGCTAACCTCAATGATCACAACGATCCGAGAGCTGCTAATAGATGTTCAGGCTTCACAGGATAGAGCTAGGGTTGGTGATTTGATTATCGAAAAGATTGTTCAACCAGCAATGTTGAACTTTGCCAATTCGATGATTACGCACTTTGAAAACGTGAGTTCGGATGCAAAACTTAGAATGAAGCGTGAGGATTTTGAATTATTCAAACAGGAGTTGGATAAGACCAAGAGAAGTCTAGCTTCAATCTTTCAAGATATGTTCTATGAAATAAGGGACAAAACAAAAGAATTCATGGAACGATAAGGGTTAACAAACATGTTAAAGAATCGAGTATTGGGCGTTTCAGGCTCGGGTCTACAATTGGCCCAAGGTGGAAGCCAGACGAATGCCGTGTTTAGACAGAACACTCGGGAGCAGGTTACAGCAGGCTTAGGGTTATACGAGGGTTCCCAATTCGGCGGAACCAACGTATCAATGAATACTCTATGGAGTTCAGAATACCAGTATATGCTTACTGGTCTTTTGAATCCTGCAACACCGGATATTAACGACCATTCAGGACTAGCGTTATTCTTTCGGGATATCTACAAATATGATAACACCTCAGGTTCAGTTGTTGATATTCTATCGACTTTCCCATTCTCAGAATTTGAACTCCGAGGTTTAACTGCGGCAGAGCTTAAGCCATTTGAGGAAGCAGTTACCAGGCTCAATCTAAAGAGAATGATGCCTCTGGCTTCCCAAGCTTACCTAACAGACGGTTTCTTTTGTGGTTCCTTGATCTATGATCCTTTAAATAAAACATTCCTGGATACATTTATCCATGATGCTTTGAACTGTAAGGTTCAACACGTACAATGGTTCAATGGGCCTCCTGAGATTACTGTCAAGATTTCAAACTACGCTCGTAGGCTTCTATCTACAGAAGATGCATATACACGTAGGTATTTGAATATGTTGCCTCAGAAGTTCCTAAGCTTATTGGAACGAGGTATATTCAATCTTGAGCCTATGGCTACTCTTTACGTACCTAGGCGTGTTATGACGGATTCTGCGTATGTGTCATACCTACATAGAATCATACCTATGTACCTAATAGAAAAGGCAATGTTTAGAGGTACGTTGACAGAAGCCCATAAACGGCAACGGTCAATGACCCATCTAACTGCAGGTGATGATGTATGGACGCCTACTACCGAAGAATTAGGGCAGTTGGTATCTCAATTCCAAACAGCAGAGTATGATCCCTTAGGTGGTTGGGTAGCTACTCGAAATGCTGTGCAGTCAACGGATCTAAGGCCAGCCGGGGATTTCTGGAAATGGACTGACATGGTAGACATCATGGTTCAGTACAAGCTTCGAGCGTTAGGAGTTTCAGAGGCTTTCCTAACAGCAGATGCTCAGTACTCAAACCAGGATCAAGCCATTTCAGCATTCTTGGAATCGCAACAGGCTTTCCGAGACCATATGACTGAACAGATTTTCTACGAGAAAATCTTCCCCTTGGTTGCAGCTACCCACAAACTGTACAAAGATGAAAAACTAGGTAAGTTGATGGAGCGTGATGCTTCTCAATTCCTGTTCAATCCTGTGGCACGCCAAGGTTTAAAGATTCCAGAAGTTTATTGGCATAAACAGCTAACCTCTGATGAAGACGAAGGTCAGATGGAATTGTTAAGCCAATTGGATGAACGTGGTGTACCAATCCCATTGAAGATGTGGATTACAGCAGCAAAGCTAGATCCAGATACTCTGATTAGAGAGTTAGAGGATGACACGGAATTCCGTAAAGTTCTGGAAAATTACACAGGTAAGGATACTTCGCATGATGCTGAAGTAGATGATTTTGATTCAGACTCGATTGAAGCTCATATCTATTCGGTAAATCATGGTCGAGGTCCTAAACGACCGCTTTTGAGCAGGGACTTTGGTGGCGATAAACTGTTGGCTACCACAACTCGAACCGGAAAGAAGAAACACATTATCAATCAAACCAAAGCCAAGAAGGATTTGAATTGGAAACTAGTTAAGTCGGCTAAGGCTTTACAAGATCCTAACTATCGCTTGGAAATGAAAAAGCGAAATATCGAACAGTTCGGATCAGCAACAATGCCTGTTGGGTTACCTAATAGAAAATTCGGGAAGCTATAATATGTATTCATTCTGCATTCAATCAGTACAACGGTTAGAGGCTAGAATCAAAGGAGAGGAAGATTACGATTGGTTTCGCTATGTCGGCAAGCCAATCAATCTAGATTTCCGAGGTAAGCCTGAGACCTTGAAGAAGGGCGAAGTCTTCGGTGTTCGCAAATCGAGTTCAGGTAAAGAGATTCGATTAATC